TTGCCAATCAATAGTTCCTTGTAATCCTGAAATTGTTCCTGTTGTATTATTTATTGTACCACCAGAGATACCTGCAGTTGTCAAAGTACCTGAACTTGTAATTGTTCCTGAGTTGGTAAGATTACTAACAGTTAAAGTTCCTGCATTATTTATATTTGTTCCAGACGTAACAGTCACTGTATCACCACTATCACCAACAGTGGTTGTTGTCCCTTTTCTTGGACTAATTTTATTTGTCTTAAATTCACTCATAGCTATTGAAATTTATAACGAATTGCAACAATACCTGAACCACCTCCACCTCCAGGAAAAACTCCCGAAGGAACCACTCCTGGTCCTGCTCCACCACCTGATCCAGTGTTTGCACTAGCTGCAGTACCTCCTGAAGGTGTTGAGCTTCCTGCACCTCCACCTCCACCTGAACCACCAGCAGATCCACCGCCTCCGCCAGCTCTTGTAACAGGTGATCCTGTTATTGAAGTTGTAACTCCTGATCCACCTCCTTTTCCTGCTGGTCTTGGATTACCTGCACTAGCTGCTCCTCCACCACCTGCTCCATTATAAGGATTTACAGATGGGGATGGATTGGCACCTCCTGGGTTTCCTTGAGGAGGACTTACAGGGGGTGTGTTTCCTGTTCCACCAGTGGCTGGGCCACCATAACCTGCACCACCACCAGAACCTCCTGGAGTTCCTGATGGTCCAGCATGTGTTCCACCTCCACCACCTGCTGATGTTATAGATGAAAAAATTGAATTACTTCCTGCTCCTCCAGTTCCTCCGTCTCCTGGACCACCACCTCCAGCGCCTACTGTAATTGGATATCCTTGAACCGATACTGTTAAAGCTGTTGGAGTTGCTAAAGGGCTTGCAGTATAAGGCCCTGAAACAGGAGTCGAATGTGATTCTCTAAAACCACCAGCACCACCACCGCCTCCAGATCCTCCACCACCTCCACCACCTCCAGCTAAAACCATATAATCTACGGAATTAGAACCAGTTGCTCCACCAGCACAACTAACACAAAATGTTCCAGGACCTGTAAAAACATGAATTTTATAGTCTCCAGATGTTGTTACAGTTCCACCTGTTGCTGTAACAAAAAGCACTTGCTCAGCAATATCTGATGCTTTTGATTGACCAACTGATAACCAACCTTTTGTTGCATCTACATATAACAAAATTATTGCTAAACCTTCTGTAGTAATCTCAAAATTATTTGCTATTCCTTGGATGTTAGAACCATTTCTACCTATTATAATTTTATTTGTATCTGCTGTATTTGCGTAATCTTTAACACCAACAATATCACCAGCTGAGGGTGAGGCAGGGAGTGTTACTGTTATTTGTCCACTTGTAGTATTAACAAAATATCCTTCACCTGCTGTTGCAGTAAAGCCTGATGTCTTGATTGTAGTTTGCCAATTAACCGAACCATCAAGGGTACCAGATATTGTACCACCTGAAATTGTTCCTGTGTTTGTGATTGTACCAGAGTTTGTTAGAGTTCCTGAGTTTGTGATTGTAGTTGAGTTTACAGTTCCAGAATTTGTTATATTTGCACTTGGTGCCGTAACTGTTGATCCTGCTGGAATAGCTATAGTATCACCACTGTCTCCGAGTGTGACTGTGCCACAATCTGCTGTTGGTGTAATTTTGTTAACTTTAACTTCACTCATATTACCTATTGAAATTTATACCTTATTATTACTATACCTGAACCACCACCAACTGAAACACCACCTGTATTATTATTTCCTCCAGCACCACCACCTGTATTAATAGTTCCACCTGTTCCTGATGAACTAGGAAATAATCCTCCCTTACCTCCACCACCAGCTCCAGGTTGTCCTACAGAAGGCGCAGGCACGTTTGCAGTTGCACCACCTCCACCACCAGCAAAATATCTTGATGATCCTACAGGACCGGGAGTTCCATAACTTGGAGCAGTTGGACCTATAAAATCGTCTGCTAAATATGCACCAGCACCACCATCACCACCTCCTCCAGGATTAACTCCATTTCCACCAACAGCACTTGCTCCACCTCCACCACCTGAAGAATAACTTCCTGCTGGAGGAGTTCCATCTCCACCATCTGTACCTTGTGATGGACTTACTGGAGGTGTATTACCTGATCCACCATTTCTAGGTGTACTCGGCCCAGAACCACCACCTCCACCTGAACCTCCTGGACTTCCTTGACTATTTCCCGCTGGAGGACTTGTACCAAAACCTTGAGAACCTACTCCACCACCAGTAGATGTTATTGTTGAAAAACTTGAATTTGAACCATTAGCAGTTGGACTACTTCCACCTCCTGCACCAACTACTATTGGATATGCCTGTGCTGTAACTGGTAAAGCTGCTGGACCATTCAATGGATTAGCTGTAGGAGTTGTACAAGCTCTACTTCTCCAACCACCTGCTCCACCGCCACCAGCACCATAACCACCATTACCTCCACCACCTGCTACTACCATATACTCTACTGTATTAGAACCTGCAGGAGTTCCACCTTGTGAAACACAAAAAGTTCCAGGGCCTTTAAAAATTGCTATTTTATAATCTCCGTGAGTTACTTGTGTATTACAAGAACCAGTTACACAAGCTACAATATGATTACTTACACCAGTAGCATTTATTGTTGTACCATCTACATTTTTCCATCCTCTTGTAGAATCTACATAAACTAAAGTTATGGCAACACCATTTGTAGTATTTTCATAATCAAAAGCTTGACCATTAATTTTTTCTGAACCATTCGCACTTATTGTTATTTTATTAGTTCCAAAAGTATTTGCATAATCTGAAATTGATACAATTGCTCCAGCACTTCCTGCTGGTAAGTTAACTGTGAAAGCTCCGCCACTTGTATTACAGAAATACCCTTCACCATTTGCAGCTGTGAAAGTTGCTGTTTTAATTGACCCTGTCTGCCAATCCACTGTTCCTGTTCTTCCAAAACCTGTTTGCGATGCACCTGATGCGAGAGTAACGGTATCACCACTTGCACCAATAGTAATTGTATTACTATTTTCATTGATAATGTTATTACCGTCTTGATCCTGAATATTGTCTACTTTAATTGTACTTGTCATAATTATTGAAATTTATACCTTATTATTACTACACCAGAGCCACCATTTCCAGCTTTAGCTGCTGGTGAAGAAGTTCCTGTGTTTCCACCACCTCCACCACCTCTGTTAGTAGTTCCATCTCCAGCGTTTCTATCTATAGGTGGACTTGCTGCTGGCGCAGAAGTTGCTCCAACTCCACCTGTTCCACAAGGAGAAGCTGCTCCGCCTGCTGCAGAAGTTGGTCCATTTTGCGCTCCACCTCCAGCACCACCTGCATATGAAACTGCACTTCCTGTAATTGCTGTTGGTACACCTACAGCTCCATTACCTGCGGAGTTGTTATTACCAACAGGTGTTTGTGTTGCTGCAGCACCTGCACCACCACCTCCACCACCTTTTCCATTTAAACCTGGTTGACCACTACTTCGACCACCATCTTGTCCTTGAGGTGGACTAACAGGAGGTGTATTTCCCGATCCTCCCGTTCTACAAGCAGTTGCACCACCACCACCACCTCCAGATCCACCTGGATCTCCATTTCCAGAACTTGGTGGTCCACCACCACCGCCACCACCAGCTGATGTTATACTTGAAAAAACTGAATTAACTCCATTTGCTCCAGGAGTACAAGAACCGGTTACACCGGTTCCACCTCCACCCACTGTAATTGGAAAGCCTGTTGCTGTAATTGATATATCTGCTGCTCCTTCTAATGGACTAGCTGTATAAGTATCTACAGGTGATTTATTTTCTCTAAATCCTCCTGCTCCACCGCCGCCACCACCATTTCCTCCAGAACCTCCTGCTCCACCACCAGCTATAACTGCATAACTTACTGTATTTTCTGCAGCCACAGTTGATATTTGAGAAACACAAAAAGTTCCTGGGCCAGTGAATGTATGAATTTTAAAATCTCCAGAAGTTGTTATTGTACCACCAGTTGCAACTATGAATTGGCTTCCTGTAACTGAATTAGATGTTTCTTGAACATTAATCCAACCTTCTGTTGAATCAACATATACGAAAGTTGCTGTTTGACCTTCAGTAGATAATGTTGCATCTGCTGCAACACCACCAATTTTTTCCGATCCATTTGGACTAACTGTTAAATTATTTGTTTGAAAAGTTCTTGTGTAATCTGAAACTGCAACAACTGCACCAGCACTACCTGCTGGAAGATTAACAGTAAATGCTCCTCCACTTGTATTACAAAAATACCCCTCTCCTGCTGCCGCAGTAAACGTAGCTGTTTTAATACTTCCTGTTTGCCAAGACACAGCTTGAACTCCAGATACTTTAGATGCAGATAGTGTTGCACCTGACGGAATTGTTACTGTATCACCAGAAGCACCTAGTGTTAATGTAGTTCCGCATTGTGGTTCAACTGTATTTACTTCTATTTTACTCATTAAATAATTACCAATGTACCTGTTGCTGTTATTGTTCCTGTAATTGTTACTGGACCTGCTAATACACCTGAGTCCATTGTTTGAACTTCATCTAATGTAGATGCATGAGTTACAACATAACCTGTAGCTTCCATTACAGGGGACATTGCTTTCTTTGCAGGGATAGTACAAAATACTTCTTTTGCTCCTGAACCAAAATCTATTTTAGATGTGTTTCCTGATGAATTACTTATCACTTCAGTTCTTGCTAAAGTATCTGGAGAGGCATCGGTAACTGTACCAATACCAACTTCAAACTTATCTGTACCTGTTTCTGCAATACAATAATACGTAGTATTAGTTGTACCAACTCCAGCTACAAAAGTAATGAAATCCTGTGAAGCACCAGCAAGGTTCAACGTTCCCGTTCCCGAGGTAGTGCTTGTCTCTTTAACTCTATCGTTAATGACAAGTGCCATCTAAACCTCTCCTTACGTTAATCTTAGTATTGCTGCTGATGTTGTAAATGCTGGAAACTGAATTGTAAATGTTCCTGCAGTTGCAGTTTTATTACCACCAAAATCTAAAACACAAACAGCGTCAGTAGTATTTGAACCACCGTTGGTTGTTGTATTATAAATTAATGCACCTCGAGCTGTAAGTGTTACACCTGTAAATGATAAATCAGCAAAGTCAGTAATAGCTACTGATGATGACACCTTAACACCTTGATTAACAAGTGCTGAACCACCTGCTGTATATTGTCCTGAATTAGAAACTTCAGATCCAGTTGCTCCTAAGTTTGGTGAATAATTTGTAGTTGATTTACCTAATGTTGCAGTGTCTTTATACAGTGCTAATTTATATGTATCTGTTCCTGCATCAAAATCGTGACTTCCTTGTAGTAGCTCTTTTTTAAAACTATCACAAATTGCGTTTGTTGTTATTGCCATAATATTTCTCCTTTAAATTTAATTGTTTGGTGACGGTGAAGGTACTTTAACCCTTGGCACACCATCATCATATTCTGCACGTCTTCTTCTCCCCATTTGTTGAAGAGCAAAATTCTGTATACTTTCATTATACTTACTTTTATATAGATTGTACATATCCATAGGTCCTTTAAGATAAGCAAAAGCTTCCGTTAATACACCATCTAAAAGTAATCCTTGCTGGTATTCTGATAAATAAGTATTATTAGTAGAGGTAAAACTTGGTGGTGTAATAATATAATTTAGTTGTACTCCATAAGCTTGATCTGGTGTTGGAGCTACAACAATTGAAGACTCATCCCAATTAGCATAGTATTTAGGTAGTCCTGTTGTGCCACTACCATTATATTCTGATATAAAACTTGTGTCTCTTTTTTCTAAAAAAGTTCTAGCACTAGTAATACTAGTGTCTGCAAATACTTGTAATGATCTAATAACTAAAAAATCTGCAGGCGTTACTAAATATCTTTTGTTTGCAGTGAATGATGAAGTTGCGTATTTTCTTGTGTCATCATAATCCACGGATCCTGCTACATTTAATTCTGTGTTTCTTATAAATTGACCAATAATAGTATCACTCAATACATTTGAATCTACTTCTGTGTAGTTTCGAACTTGTGTTAAAAAATCTGAATAAGTTATAGCCATTATGTAATACTCACTGTTATATTTCCTATAGTTGAAATTAATTCTCGTCTTCTATTTTGTAATGATGGATCTTCTGGAAACATACTTGATATAGAAGTAGTAATTCCATTTGATGTAACTTGAGTTGACTGTGTTCCAAAAGCAAAATCTCCTGGTAAAGTTAAATTAGCAGTCATCATACCTTGGCCTCCTGTTGATGCTATTGCACCATTGACTAAAGTTGGTTTTTGAAAATCTTGTGACCTTGTATTTTGTAAAGCTAC